CCATTCCAAAGAATAAGTCTTTCCTGCAAAATCAGATCCCTTTACATTAGATTTAGGAACAGGTGAGATAGCATACTCATTCATAAACGCACCCCATCTAGTATCATCCACATCGTATTTGGTTCGCGTGGACTTACCCGGAGAAGTTATCTTTGATGGCGTTTCTTTACGGGTATTCCACCAAGGATTTTTAAATTCTTGTAATTGTTTTTGATAATCTGATACCTCTTTGTCAAAAGGATTCTTATCATTATTGGTATACATCGTGGGATTCCACTTACCAATTACCTTCCCCTCTGCATCATAGCGATCACCCCAACCTACATCATCATCCTCACAAATCTGATAGTCCTCAAAATCTTCTTCATCTTCATAGGTCTGAACCGTTTCTATAATTTCACCCAATGATGCCTCAGTCACCGGACCTGCACCAATACCACAAGGATCTTTTACTTCTACTTGAGGTGGGAATTGATATCCATATCCCCCATGCACTACATCCACTCCCAATACCGCACCATCAGTACCAATAATAGGATTGCCCTTAGCACCTACTCCTCCACCACCACGAAAAATTACTTCCGTAGGACCGCATTCACCAGCCAACTCAACTCCGGGACAAGTCTCAAGGTCACTGTCAAGATCATTAGGTGTTAAATTATTAACTTCATTAATATTAAGATATTGGGTTTCTTTTCTCGTCTGAAAAATAAAAACTGTTCCAGGATTAGCCTTGGCATATGAATTTGCAGCACAAATAGTTACATCCGATATGTATCCTCTCTCGGTTGAGATATAACCGACTCGAATGTCTTCTTTAGTTGCGTCTCCGAATATGTTAAATGTCATACTTAATATTTATTAAACCTATTCAAGAATGTTAGGATTCTCACGACTGTACTTCTCACCCTCTACTGTCCTCCCCCATTGATCCCTACCTTTGTCTCTCCATCTCTGTTCACCTTTATTTAAAGGTCTTTCTTGTTCAAGTTTCGACCAATAAGACTCCGCTCCACCAGGCAAACGATGGACACTAGTACCGGGTTCCCTATTTCCCATAGAGTTTAATACTTTATCCTGAATGGTAGATTCAGGATCACGAGGTAATGGAGTAGATGCAAAGTTCGCTAATTCTGCTAATGGATTAGGCTTCATAGCAGTAAGGAACTGTGGTTGAGGTTTCACTGGTGGAACATTTGGATCTTCAGTTGCTCTATCAGCCACTGCTTTATTACTTGGTAAGTTTTGATCGGGTTGACCACCACCGCCTCGTGCCAAAGTATAGTAATCTGAAATCGCTTGAATAGGAGGAAGTTCAAACGGGAATACATTTGACATTATATTCTTAAAGTTAAGAGCACTTGTCAAACTACTAGTAATATTACCAAGATTGGACAATAGATCACTCATTTTCTGAGGTGCTCCGGGTTGTCCTGGGGGAGGAAGAGAAGGTTGAGATGTTCCAGGATCATTTACACCAGTAATAGTAAAAGTAGCATCCTGATTACCTGCATTGATAGTACATACATCCCCAACACTATAACGACTACCCGGATCCGCAATAACTATACTACCAGCCTCAACAGGACCTGTTACAGTATCAATTTCAAAGGTAGCATTACCTCCACCACCAAGAATGGTAAGAATCTCTCCGTCCGCATAACCATCACCAGCAGCCGCAATAGTAATAGTCTGTACCACACCCGCACCAGTCGTAGACCCAATATTAACCTGGCATCCAGTTCCCGATCCACTACTGGATGTAGCCGCAGGAGAAGCAGAAGTTGTAGTAGTGTATCCCGTTCCTCCTGCTGTTAAAGTTATAAAATTATCTGCTGCCCCACTAACTGCCACATTAAAATCTACTGTTAATCCAATTCCATCAGTAGTGGTTTTAATCCCTGGTCTAACATTAGAACGAAGAGTAGTTCCAACATTAAGATTCTGTCCTGGTGTATATCCACTTCCACCTCGTGTAAGATTCAATACTTCTTCATCAGTAATAGTAATAACTGCTCCATCATTAGTAGCATCTCTTACGGCACTCAGTTTCTCATCTAACTCATCCATCTCACTCTTCATATCATCAATAAATGCATTAACATTATTAATAATACCATTATTGGCTTCATTAATTGCTTCTCTATTTGCTGCTAATAATTGACCAACAATATCTTCTGCATAACAGATAGGTACTTTAGGGAAAGTAGGAGGTCTCTTACTCGGAATAGGAATAGGTTCTGTGGTAGTCTCTATACCTACTCTTGGTGTTACAGGAAGGAGTGGATCATTAGCAATTGCTTGGGCTTCCTTAACCTTATTATCTACATCCATTGTCTTGCTCAAAATTCCACCAAGTTGTCCCGCTAACCCATTAGAAATTCCATTAAACTGTTTAAGAATATTCTGAGTCATTACCTGTTTCATATCTCCAAACGCAGCTCGCTTAGAAATAGGCAATTGATTCACAGTCTTACTTAATTCTTTAGCAAGAGTCTTATTGGTAAACTCCATCACCTTATCGGTGATTACCTTGCTATATTTGGCGCTCTCTCCTGCCGATTCTTGAATTAATTTTTGGATATCTCTAGAGGGATTTGATACCGCATCAGCATAATTTCCAATAGCAGAAAGATGTTTGTTTATATTAACACTCAAATTTTCTACCTCAGTCTGCATTGCTTTCATTGAAGACTGAACCATATCATGAGGGTTCATCAAGACAGTCTTCATTTGATAAAGATGCTCTCTTGTTATATCCGATGCAGCCATTTGCATGAATGCATCCATATTTTCTATGGTAGCCCCAGGTTTACGAGGGGATCCTGGAGTTTGAGACTGAGCAATGCGTTGAACTAATCCAGATTGAACAACAGATCTAACCACCCCATCCGCCTGGTCTTTTGTAAGAGCAGGCAAACCCATTTTGGTGCGAAGGCCATCTCTCTTTGCTACCTCAGCTGCACCAGCCGCAATATCATTAAGTTGTTCCTTTGTACGTGGGAGGTTCTTAGGTAATCCTAACTTATCTACATTTACTACAGGTCCTGATCCAAATGTCCCTGCTTCGGGAGTGGTTCCTGGGTCAACTACGCCTAGCGATTCCGCAGGTGCTTTAGTCCCCGGTGTAGGAGGACACTTACCTTCCGCCCATCCACTAGTGGCTAGACTTCCTGGTTGCTCATTAGTTACATCATCCGTACCAATCTCAGTCTTTAACGCAGTCTGAGCATTGTTACCAAGGATACCCATGATAACAGGCTGCTGTTGATCCATTCCATCCAAAAAGAATCCAAACACCATCATTCCCTGACGAATGTTTGGAGTATGAATTGAGTTAGCCTGTCCACCACCACCGGTCACAGGAGACATCACCTGTGCCCAAGGTAATTCCTCATCTTTGATTGCTGTTGTACCAACATCATGGAGACCTAAAATCCTAACCTTATATCGCCGTCCCCATCCAGGTATAGAATCTTTATTTTTAAATTTTCCCGACAGCGCATTCTCTTCCCAGACACATCGGTCAACTACCTGACCCATCCACCAGAGAAACTCACCACCTAAAAATGATTGGTTAAATAATCCGCCGCCTTCCATATATTATTCGTCGTATACTCTACACTCGAATGCATCTGGATGATCATCACAATAAACTTCAAGATGCTGATCCTGATGTCTTGTATGATAATCATTAATCTTTGCATCACTGGGATCTACTTCTTCACCCTTATGATACTCATCATAATATGCATGAGCATTTTCTAGATCTTCTTTAGTATACTCATGCATACCATGATTGATATGCTCTTTACCATCCGACTCGATGTAGACTTCATGGTCTAAGTCGTGTTTAATGTCTGCCATTTTTACCTACCTGTTGTGTGATTGCCTTTTCTACCGAACGAATCCCTAATTAAATTTAATTTGGTATACGTTTCTTTGGGAGTAATTAAGTGGCATAAATCCGATATAATATATAGACCGCCACTTTCCTGGTTTACATCATCATTACTAGTATCTGTTTCCAGTTGAGGAGCATCTACAAAGACAGCATCTCCTGCATGTAATGAAAAATCTCCTGGTATTGTAACAGTGGTCTTCTGAGAAAACAACTGCTGATATCTCATAATTGACTGATTCAACACAGACTTGGCCTCAAAGTTAATATCTTTGGATTTATTAAGTTGCTCCTCGGTATCACCTGTAGGCAACGTACCTGTATCTAATAACATATAAGTGGTGCGAGTATAATCTTGATTCTTACCCTCCCTATCAAACTCTTTATTCAATAAGGGAAATCTGTTTCCTGCGCTGGTTAAATTCTTTTTATTAGCAGGTTGGTTTTCGGGAGCATTGGCACTTTCACCTTCAGTTTCAGTGGCACCCGCATTAGGAGTTACCACTTCATAAAAACAATTAAAAGGATCAAACATCACAATACGACTAGAGTACGCCCCCATCTTATATTTTGTTTGAACATCCACCCGATTATCTAAGTCATAATTGAGTGCCTTCACATCATAACCTTTGGGAATAGAATCTATTTCCACACTTTGGTTATAAAGAATAGATAATTTCTGAGGATTTTGATTCTTATCTAAGAGAGTATCAATAGCTTTAAACTTAAATCCTTCCGAAGTTTCCCAAAAAAAGAATCCCGCAGTATTATCTTTATACTTACCTTCTTCCCCCTGTCCTGCAGGAATTCCAAACTTTGATAACCAATTCAAAGTATAAAAAGGTTTCCTATTATTACCAATAAAATTATAATTATTTGCTGTCTTATCAACATCGATATTCTTTTTAGTTGCTAGATATTTCTTATCTGTCTTTAAAATCTTTTCTATGTGGCCACCACTAGATTCATTGTCATTAGCATTACCCTCTGCACCTGAACCATTAGAAATCTTTCCATCAAATCGTGTATTAAGTCTTATCTTTTCATTCATAATATATTCTTTCGATACCAAATCCAAATGAACCATGGATTTAGTAGAATCACTATCGAAAGGTGTAACCTTATTCACATATAAAGCAGTATCATCCTTAAAAATTAATTCATTACCTTGATGATCCTCAAAAACTAATGCAACCTTTTCCTGTCCTACTATAGGCAGTCCGTCTACCGCACTCTTCTTATCAATAGTATTTCCCGTATCAGCATACACCACAGTTGCCCTAATAGTATCTTGCAAAATACTTTCCCAGTATTGAAGACGCACTAATCCACCTAACAAACTTACATCATTTTGTTGTGTAGGGTTAGCAAAAACTGATAGTTCACTAACACTAGTGGGTTCAATTCCTCTTCCAGTTACTTGATCCGATGCCATAGTTATTTCCTCTTACTTATATTTAAGCTAATCCACCAACATAAAGTTTTTCATAAGCATCTGTAGAAGCCCCACCCTGACTCAAAAGAATACCAGAGGTAATCTTAAGTGCTTTGGCACTTGTTTTTTCCCCATCCCCTTGCTTCACTCTCACAGGAGGTACTATTACTGTCTGTTCATACGAAGCCTCTTTACTAACTGCATTAATCCTTTCCTCATTAGCAGCGTGTACGAAAGGAGCAGCTACTTCCGCACTCACTTCTTTTCCCTTAATATAATATTTGGTAGGACCAACCTTAGTCCTTCTGCTTTTCATTTTTTTCTTTATAATACTAGGTGCGTCGCTTTTCTTCTTATCTCCACGTGGGAAGAAAGACTTAACCAGAAGAGGAAGAGTTGTAACCAAATTAGTTAATCCTAACCAATTAGTACCACCACCCATCCATTTTGGTAACTTATTCTCTTCTTTATAAGTCTCTATGAATCTACCAAACCCTCCAGTCACCCAATCCTTAACTGCTGTACCAGCATCTAATATCTTATCAAAAATACCCTTAACCAAACCTCCTAACTTCTTCACAGCATTTCCCATTCCACCACCGGCGAATAAATCATATAAAAAATCACCCAGAAAAGAACCAAGAAGTCCACCTAGTAGCACAAGAGAAGGTGCTACCAATGCACCAATACCTACAGTTGCAACACCAAAAGCCGCAGCAAGTGCTCCTCCTAAAAACTCACCCAATGCTGTACCTAGAGTTTTAAATATTGCCTTTCCTACACCTTCTCCCGAAAGTAAAGATACAATTCCTACAATAAAAGGTCCTAGAATAGGAACTCTTCCAAAGAATTTTGAAACGAATGGTTTAGCTGCCTTAAATCCAGGAGCAATAACACCTGCCATCTTACCAAATAACCTTGCAGCAAATCCACCAACCTTTGTTAATCCTTTGGATGCTACTGTCTTTAATCCTCCTGCTACCGTCTTCCTTAATCCCTTTTCTGCAATACTCTTCCCTGCCTTTGAAAGAAGTGTTCGGGCTCCACGTCCCACAAATCTTCTAGCACCTACACTAACTCTTCTTGCCAAGTTCCCTAGACGACCACCACTTGCCCAATTAAGTAATCTTCCTGTCTGTTTAACAATATTAGCAGCAATTTTCCATGCAGTTTTTATTGCTCCAACCGCTGCCTCAAATATTTTGGATCCTACTAATTTCCATACAATAAATCCATTGATCAAAGTATTCAGGGCACCACTTAACTTATCAAACCAGACTAAAGCCTGCTCCCCAAAGGTATCACCTACCCACTTTCTTGCACCCTCATAAAGTTTATATGCCCAATCAATAGCAGTAACTAAAACATTCAATCCCCATCCAGCCAACCATAATATCCATTTCCCAACCTTTGCTAACCCATTAATAATGGGAGCCAGTTTATCCATCAAAGGAAGTAATCTAACTGTAATAAATCCCAAAAAAGTATTCAAGAAGAATGCTTTCATCTTCTCCCAGAAACTTTTAACTATCTTAGGTTGAGGTATCCTGAACTTCTGTTTCTTTTTAGGCTTCTCTAACTGACCTTCCGCTGCTGCTGCATCTGCTGCTTCCTTTGCTTTTCTGGCATCCTCTCTCTGCTTTTCTTGCAGTGCAGCCGACCCTGCTAAAAGATTTTCAACCTTAATAACACTAGTCTTTATTCTTAATACTGTTCCTTCTAAATCTTGTGCTCCACCTCCACCACCACCAGCAGGAGTCTGACTAATTGCTAATGCAGATGACTTAACTCCCATAGGAACGATAGCACTACTCCCCGCCTTAACAAGTCCTCCTCCATCTCCATCTCCTCCATCACTAGGAGGTTGTTGCTGTTGTTGAGGTTTCTTCTTATCTCCTCCCAACATCTTGCCAGCCATCTTCTTGCCAGCACCTACCGCAGCCTTCCTAGTAAGACCTTTGGCAGCACCTTTTAGAAGCATCCCCCAAGCCATAATCTTATACCGTTATCCCTAAAGTTTTAATCTTATAAGGAGATACCATAGTATCCGCAGAGAAATCTGGTACCTCCGATCCAGGTGATTTAATTGCCTTTTTCTTGGCATCTCGTGCCGCCCCATCTGCTTGCACTACTTTCACCGCAGCTCCAGGAGGAGGAGGTACATCTGCGGGAACACGCTGAGAAGTTGATAATTTTATACTAATAGTATCCCCACCACTTACACTACCCCCACCGGCATATCCTTTAACTACCATTGGTTTGTTTATATAACCACCCCCACGATATCCTTTAAGATTAAAATTATTAGTAGTAGATTTAAGAACAGAACCCCCACCACTATAATGACTCATCACACTAGGGCGATTAGTTCCCCCACCAGCAGCATTCATTGAAGCAAGAGTACCTGCACCCCATTTACTAACGGCACCTTTGCTCATCACAAACTCACCAGGAGTTAGCATAGCAGGAACTGTATCTCTGTTACCGGACCCAGGAACTTGACCTCCACTTGCCATTTCTGCCACGGGTTCTTCTACCTGCCCAATCTCCTGCTGCTGTTGCTTCTCACCTTGTTTCAATTCTGTAGGTGTATCTTCCTCTTTTCCTTTTCCATGTCGTGCATCTTGACGACTCACTCCACTAGGAGTCGTAGTCGTATCTATTTTATTATCACCACCTGGACCACCCTTTAAGAAAGTAAAGATTTTATTTACCAATCCCCCAATATATTTTGCAACATCTACAATCTTAGGAACACCCCATATTAAAAGAGCAACCACTCCCGCTATTACTCCCACAGGACCTAATAAAGGTGAAGCAAATGCTATAAGTCCTGCTACTATTGCAGGCCACCAATCTTTCAGGAACTTAAAGAGTGAACTAATCTTTTCTTGATTAGCAGGATCACCAAACCACTCAATAAATTTAACGACTACTCTTCCCAATAAAACAGTGGTTATAAAATTAATTATCTTATCCCATATACTTTTTATAGGTTTCATTATCTTCTGACCCACCTGTTTAAGACCAGAAAATACTTTGCTTTCTAATCCCTTCTCTCTTCCTTTTCCTTCTTTCTCTTCTGCATCTACCCGTGCATCTTCTGCTGCATCTTGCTGGGCATCTAACTGCCTCTCTAATATCCCTATAATATTATTAACGGAAGCACCAATTGCCTGAACTGCATTCAATAAACTGGGAGTAACAGGTGATTGACTTATAGACTGTGCTTGTTGTATTGCTCCTGGCGCTCCTGCTTTTACAATAGCACCTCCACCCGTGCCACCACCAGCAGCCTTCTCGGCTCCACCTACTGAACTACCTTTCTTAAATGCTGCACCAGTTATTTTTTTCTGCGTTACCTTCATCCCTGGACTAGGATTTGCTGCCTTTCTTTCCTTTCTTACTCTTATAACTTCTTCTCTTAATATTGCTGATCTTCCATCACCTTTACCTTTAGTAGCAGCTTCAATAGCTCCAGCACCTTCCATTAAAGCACTAAGATAATCCTCTTGAGATTCGAGGTCCACCATCTCATATCCAAGATCGGAAAGTATTTTTACCGGACTAGTCTTAGTGCTAGGCATTAGCTTGTTCTTGTCTGCGTTTTAGTTCTTCTTCCTCAAGGTGTGCTTGAAGGAGACCCACATAGATGTCTCGTTCCCAAGGAATCATATTTTCAATCTCTGTTAAGCTATATTTATGGTACTGCATCAACGCAAAATTTAACCTAAAGTAAGACTCTAGGTTCATATGAACCATAGCTACGCGAAAAAAGACGCTAAGCCCTCCAGTACCACGTCACTTTCTACTTTTGTTTTGGGATTAGTTACCTTAATAGTATGAGATAATTTAGGCATTGTCTCAAAGAAAGTTTCAATCTCTTTGAACTGTGAAGAGTTCATTGACTCAAGGAATTCCTTCACTTCCTTCTTGGTACAATCTGCTGTTGCCCACACCTCATCCTCACTATAAATTTTATCAATACAAGTGGCAATCAACTCAAATGATTGATCCATTTGATTCTTCTCATCAAAATCAAAATTGTTTTTAATAAATTGTTCCAAAGATGGATACTTCATTTCCATCATCAAATTTTCATCAAGTTTAATCTGTTTGGTATGATTTTCATCCTTCTCAATCTGAATATCATCTAGATTGATATTAGTTTTAACCTGAGTTTCTTCATCATCAGGACATATAACATTCACCTCCAACTCTTCACCCACAGATTTACCACGGATGTTAAGGAATAAGTATTCAATATCAAAGGTAGGAAGATGTTCTACTTTAATCCCTTTGGTTTGAATACAACTCCTCAGTACTGCTTTAATGGCATTTGTAATCTGCTTATTGTCCTCACTCTCTAAAGCGATTACAAGAACCTTCTCTTCTTTAACTAAGAAAGGTCTATATTTAACGGTCTGTCCACTGGACGGCAACTCCAACTCATATGTCGGAGTACTAATTTTTGGTAAAGGCATAATATCCTAATACAATTCAGTATACTTATTTAGAAGAGTCTTCCTAGTAAATTTCCAGCAACGTTGCCTGCAACATCACCTAGGAAATTGTTACCAGTAAAACGTGTAACAGCAGCATCAGCCAAGTTAGCACCAATATTAGTGAGTGCATTACTATTAAAGACTGACTGTGAGAAGGGATCAAAGACATCCAAAACCGATGGTCTAGACCATGCACCGAATCCCCCACCTGGTTTGACCACATATCTAATATAAGTCAGGGCTACATTACATTTTAACAAATTAGATGAATCATACGCAACTGGCGTGGAAGTTATCGCTATTGGATAACTCTTTACAAACTCATATTCCAATTCTTGTTGATGATCTTTCTCAAATTTTCTAACCTTCAATCCAGTTGAACAATAGTCATCAGGATATCTCATTCTATAAAAATAATTCTCATTTAATGCATCATTAGAATTTTCATTAACAATATATGAAATCCATGCTTCAAAAAATCTAATAGGTACATAATCCTGAGCATCCACATAAAAACTTAGATCAATACGATCATCAAAC